TTCAGCCTGTTTAACAATTTTTTTGTTCTCAGCAGAGAATCTATGTCTTTCAGGATCTTCTCTGTCAGCTAACCAGATAAGAGTACCTAAACCAATACCACCGCCTTTAAATGAATACCAAGCAGTTGTGCAGGGAGTGTCATAATCACCAGCATCTTCCCATTCTTTAGCAAAATCAGGATCTTGTGCTGACCAGAAAGACCATAAAGATAAACCAAGATCATTAGGTAAAGCAGAATGAATAGCCATTCCAACTCTTATCCAATGCTCTCTACTACCAAGACCTTGATGAGAAATAACAGAAAGACATTCATGTATTATCTGAGCTATTTCATCTTCGGTTCTATCACTAAAATCTAAATCTTTTTTATTTTGAACAGGCTTGGGAGGAGCTTTCATCTCTGCTATCAACCAAGCAGGAGCAGTGGGAATGTTAGAAAGGTTTCCAGTTAATGTATATGAACCTTCTTCAGAACTATGCCCACCAGGGTAAGCACCATATATAACACCCTGCCTTCTTCCCCAAAGTATTTCATAATTACCACCTTCTTCTTTACGAAGACCATGACCCTTCACTTCACCCCATAGAGCTTCTGGAACGCTAAAAAGGTACTTTGCTGCATCTTTCTTAGTAGAAGTGATTCTAGGAGCACCTACGAGGGTCTTAGCCCATTTTTTCTTTAATACTGAATGGTCTTTATCAATGTCAAGAATTACGATACCTTTACCTCTTATTCCTGTATATATCCCAACAGCTTGAAGATCAGGGTTCTTTTCTATAGCTAGTTGTAAGTCATGTCTATCAAAATCTCTTTCCCATGATTCTTCTAAAGGGTTTTTACCAGTAGCCTTTCGGCCTGATTTCATTAAAGAATCTTTTTTATATATCGGAGCGTAAACTAAATTTTCAGGAAGGGTCTTGACGAAATTAATAATAGTCATGTATCATTCTAATAGGATAAGTGAAACCTCTGAACTTCTGTTTCGTAATTGAACAGACTTCGGAGGTT